TATTTTAAACAGGTTTATTTGAGTTTCATAGATAGTTTTATACCGACTATTTGTAATAATGCTTTCAAGTTTATAGTAATTCAATTCCAAGTCGCGATATCTATATAAAATTTTTACTTTCATTTTTTCTGTCTCCCTTTTTTGGTTTATTTAATTTTCAATTCTGTTTAAGTCTCTTAAACAATCAATACGAGCTGATTGTGTTTCAATTGTTTCAACCATAGAATTCGAGTTCAAATAAAGAGCCTTTATCTCATCGCGAATGTCGTCTGCATTGTTTTTTGTTATGGAGTGAGTTATCATTTCTAATCTAGCTTTTACAAAGCTCTTCAACCTAACTAACTTTTCTTTTCTGTCTTCTTCTAGTCTTCTTAATTCCGTTCCAATTTCTTTCTTTAGTTCTGTCATTTTGTGTCTCCCTTTTTCGTTTTTATTTTCCTTCTTTACCCTACACTATTATTATCGCTCTTTTTTGCTTAAATGTCAAGAGTTATTTTGGTCACCCCTTTAGGAGGGGGATTTGAACTTCTTGACTGTTTTTAAAAGAACTTACTATCTTATTATCGCTCTTTTTTGCTTAAATGTCAAGAGTTATTTTAGTCTTTTTTCTTCTCAAATTTTCAAAGATTTTGAACCTTTTATTTCCCTAAAAATAGTATGCCTTATATTTCTGAAAAAAGCAAGAGCTTTTTCGCAGATCAAACAAAGCCCCCCCTCCCTACTATATAAGGTAAGTAAGTATATAAAAATTAATTATGCCTCTTGATAAGGATAGGGGGAGGGGGGACGTTCTTTGATCTGCAGGAAAAAAGCCCGCTTGAGACGGAAATCAGGATCTCAAGCGGGGTACTTCTGCCTTGTTTCTCGGCTGCCTGCTTTCGGCAGGACTAAATAACTATTTCAAAATGCATTAGGTCGTGAAAACTCTGGTCTGTAAATTTCCAATTCTTATTCCAGTCTCCTCCCCAACGCAATGCGTGAGTTATTTTTCCTTGAGTACGCAACAACTCTGCTGTTGCTATTATAAATCCTCCAAACGCATACCACTCAGATCTAGAAAGCCAAGCACTATTTACTTTATCGGGATCTGTAGTTTCTTTGGGGATATCTCCCCAATTTTCTGGGATAGGATATGGTGAAGCATCGGTCGCCCAGCTACAATACCTGCCTGCATTAGGGTTTATATTGTGCCTAGAAAAAGGATACGTAGTATTACTATTACCCTCCTCCACTGCTTTTTCTTGTTCCGTATAGTCTCTAACACCCCAGTGAATAGTAATGTCTCTGTATAGAATTGCAGTTTTGAATACATGTTGCAAGTCCGTATGACAAGTACTTAACTTACTGCTAGAACTGCTGCTGTATTTATACATATTAATTTCCACCTAATGATTTAATTGCTAGGTTTAAAATCAGTCCAACCACAATTACACCTACACCTATGCAGATACCTACCCATATCCTAGTAAATATCTTTAGTATTGTATCTGCAGGTTTTCTCGCCTCTGCAATTTTAGTTGTTAAATCTTTACCTAAATTTATTATATCTTCTTTCATAGCTTGAGCTAAACGGTTAACGTCCCTTTCTACAGATTCTACTCGATGATGCAGTCCGTTTTCTTTTCCAGGAGATCCAAACAAAGTAGATTGTACTGAATCTTTTAAGTCATAAACTACTTTGGAATTTTTATCAGACTTTTCAATTTGTTGTTTTAGTAGTTCTTCCAAGTATCCAACTCTCTTTATTGTTGCACAGTTTTCACAACCACCGTTATTTTTTGAGTTATTTTGATTTCCGTTAACCATTTAGCTGTCCCTACGTTACTATTTATCTTTGAAAAATATTTTAGCTAATCCAGAGACTAAGCCTAAAACATTTTTATCAAAGTTTCTGACATAAGTAGCACCTGCTCCTCCTGCTAACCCAGCCATTATTGCCTGTGTCCAGTCACCACCTACTGTATAATTATTTATACAACTAGCTGCTACACCAACTACCAAAGGTAGTATTTGATGTACTGGTTTTGAGTTATCTAGTGAATCAGTTTTAAAAATCTTTTTAACAAGATTTGTAATAACTGGAGCACCTACTGATATTAGTCCTATTATTTCTGCTATACCCATTTTATTTTTTCTCCTTTTTTTTATCTTGAATAAAATACTATTACAATTCCACCGCCACCATTTCCACCTTTTATTCCCACACCAGATGAATATCCACCACTACCTCCTCCACCTGCACCATAAGCAGTTGCGTCTTGTCCTGGTAAATTTCCATCACCCGCATCACCTGCTTTTAAAACGCTATCCCATAAACCACCACCTCCTCCTCCTCCACCACCACGACTAGTTGCCACAGAACCACCATCGCCACCTTTGCCATAAAATTTATAGTACGGATTTATTGCAGCTCCTATCCCTCCAATTCCACCTGAACCATTTTTAGCTTGTAAAATAGTTGAATTAGAAAATATAGAAAAATTATATAGACCTAAACCATTACTGTTACTTCTGTTTTGTCCCAACCCTCCGTTATTACCACTACCACCGCCACCGCCACCGTCACCATTTGCATCACCGCTACCTCCACCACCAGAATCACCATCTCCCCCTTTTGTTTCAGTACCACCTTTACCCCCAGATGCTAATAAAATACCAAAACTAGTATCCCCACCATCTGTACCGTCACCAATACTTGAAGGAGCAATTCCACCTGCTCCCACAATAACACTTGTAGGAGATATTATTTCTAATCTAGGTATATATAAAATTCTACCACCACCGCCACCACCACCACCATCACCTACTGCCCACGCAGAACGTCCAGCTCCTCCTCCCCCAACTAATAATAAATCATAAATTGTAACTCCAGGTTTTGGAGTAAACGTTCCGTTGCTTGTAAAAATTTCTGTAGAAATTCTACCACCACCTAACATATTTACTATTTCTTGACCCGCCATATTACTCCTCCTTAACTAAGCGTACTAAAGAATATTTGTACGTCTACACTCCCTTGAGTTGCTGCGTTTAGATTAGCTCCTGTAGATTTACTTGTTATCTGAATATCCGTTGTACTACCGAAATTCTCTACTGCACCGTAAACGTACTGACCAAAAATCTGATCACCAACACTTTGAAACACATCAAAATCATATGCAAATCTGTTTAAATTTCCAACAATACCCACACCTAAAGTATACGAAGTAATGCCTCCTCCTACGAAATTACTTGTGGGTTTTATATTAGTATTATGCAGTACTCCTTTTATAGGGAGAGTATATAAAGAAATACTTTTAGAAGTAGCTGCTGCTGAAAAATCTATGTAAGTTTTAGTTATTTTTACCCAAGAGATACCACCACCTAAATCTACTTCTCCAACTACTACGTGAGGGAAAACACTAACGTCAACTAATTTTATAACTGCGTTTTGCTCTATATAAATATCACCTACTGGAGCATCCAAATGACCTACGTCTCCAGAACCGTCCAGTATCATCTGACCAGTTATAGAGTCATAAAAAACTCCGTAATCAACCCAACCTAAATTTTTAAGTACGTTGTTCAAGGCAGTGTGTTCTAATACTTCTTCTAATGTGAATATTTTATACGTAGAATCTTTAGCCATTTGTTTGCTCCCTAAATAGTTTTAAAGTATTTATTTCGTCTATAGTTATAGCTCTTCCAAAAACTATAATTGTTTCTATTTTTCCGTTAAAAGAATTTTGTATAACAGTAGATACAGATTGTGCACCTAAAAATAATCCTGCGTCATTACTTTCTAACCCACCGCTGCCTGCAGTTATTTCTTCTAGTTCATTTACATATAATTTTATAGTACTTCCATCCCAAATTATTAGTATCCCATACCTACCTGTTTCAGAAATTGTAGCTTGTTTCCTATGGTACGTTGCATCTTTTACAAAAGCAGAAAGTACCCCAACACTAATAGATATACCAATAGTATCCACAGAAGAAACGTACTGTTGTAACAATGCTTGTGTAGTATTGTAATCAGTAATATCTAATATCATATATACTGAAAAAGCATTAGCTACTTGTATTTCTGATAAAGAAGTTCTATCTATGTATTTTGAGGCACCGCTATAATCAAAAGTCTTACTTGTTTTATCGTATTTCGGTTGATTTACTGAAGTTGACATAGCTATATCGTAAGTATTTCCAGACTGATCGTACCAAGTTTTAAGGTAGCCTGTATCACTAGATATATTATTTACGTATCCCCGTATAAAGTCTCTATAATTTAAAAACTTCGTAAGCATATAAGTATCTATTAACTTTCTACGAAAAATAAAATCTCTCTCCTCATCGGATCCTGCATCTACTGCGGTATCTGCTGAATTATTCCTGCGTATTTCACAACAATAATCTGTGTAGTTTGAATTTAATAACCTATTACTTATACCTAATACCATATCTGAAATATCGTTAGCTATAGCGGGTATATCTTCGTACTCAACTTTTTGTACTGTAATAGAAGTTAGTTCATTTGTTTTACTATGCTGAATACCTATAACCTGAAAATACTGATTTATAAATACCTTTATTGCACCCAAAGCCCTACCTAGAATATCAATATCTAATTTACTTTCATCCAGAATAAACCCACCTCTTTGATCTAGTATTTGTTTCTTACCTATTTGAATTAAATCTAACATCTGTATATCAGGGTAAAAAGGTAATTCAAGTTTAAAAGTCAATTTAGGACTATCCGTTAATTCACCTATATAATTTAATAAATTTTGACGCTGGGTTGCGTTATCAATGAAATCTACTTTAAATGTTTTTGATGTCTTAAATCTTGTATTTAAACTTTGATACTTTTCAGTGGAATCTTCCCAAAACCAATTTTCAATTACACTTACACTTCCCTGATTAAAATCATATACCTGTATTTTTTTTTCTGGACTCGTAGGGAAATAGTGCTTAACTACTGAAGTAGGTAGAGCGGGTTGAAAATAAAATTTACCACTTCTAACGTAAAATACAGAATGACCTTTTGCTAAATCACTTAAAAGATCTATAACTTTTACATCTTCGGATATTAAAGATAAATTTAAATTTGTAGTATTGTATCCTGACTTAATTAGGTCAGTATTTATTTCAAAAAAAGCTGCAAACTGACCTCGGTTCATAACTTCATAAACTAACTCATTAACATTTGTCTTTGTAAGTGTACCTAAATCTGCAACGGTAACTCCGCTCAAAATACTAACTAAACTTTTTGCTGTAAAAGTTTCTTCATATGTGTCACCAGTTTTGCCTGTACGGTCGTCTATAAATCCTTGAAAAATTTCAGTCTCAACTTGTACTGGTGTATCTGGATCGGTGTAGTAATCTACGTACCCGGATATTATTCTTATCCAAGTATCGTGTCTTATGTAATTATTAAAGATAGAATTTAAATTTGATTCATCAGACATTTCTCCGTGTTTATTTCTAAATTTTAATCTAGCACTTCCAACATCTATTAATCCGAATTCCCAAAGATTATCAGGTATTCTCTGAGTTATAGATGGTACAGTACCTTTCAATATATATTCTGAAATATCGTACCAGTTTTGTTCGTACTCATACACCTCTTTTACAGATACGTTGTCAATTGACCCTGTGAAAGAACTTACTCCTTCAAAATACAAAGTAGAATTACCTAAAGCCCTTAAAACTATTTCGTGATAACCACTTGAATTAACTATCTGACCTGCAGAAATATCCCCAGCTTTAATTTTCAAAGATCCAGATGCGTAATTCTTTACTTGGATTATTATTTTATATTTAAACCCCGCTTTCAAACCTGCGTCTTGTGATAACGAACTTCCTGTTGATGAGGATGCGTTTGCACTGCCTCCTGAAATACCCCAACCCGCTCCTTTTGTCCAGTCAGTATCTGTAGCGAAGTCACCGTTAGTTATAAGTTCTGTTACAAAAGTTTCAATCATAGAAAGTCGTCTTTTTATTTCTACTTTTGTAAAAGTTTTTTTAGTATTATATCTATTCCAAATTTCTTGGTTAGTTAAGGTCATCCACCCTCCACTAATCTTATACTATCATTCAAACCAGTCCAGTAAAAGTTATTTGTTAATTGTGGACTTCCCGCACCGTCTTTTTGTACTAAATAAATATCTTGAAAACGATACGGTTCAAATTTAAATTCAAATTGTGCTTCGTTTCCACCGTTAATCCAAAGATAAAACTCTTTATTTCTATTTTTTAGAGTAGTATATAGGTCTATATCTGCTTGTAGTACGTGAGAACTGAATTTTAAATTAAATTTCCACGTAACTCCTTTCACAATAACTTCTTTTTTAGCGTTATCTTTTTCGTGAACTTTTTGACTGGGTTCATCTATAGGATTTGGATCAATAGGGTACGTGAATTTACCTATTTTTTCAAACATATAGACTAAATAAATATACTTCTCTTGATCTGCAACTATAGTATTTGAACCTGAAATTCTAATTTTTGAGGCTGTAGTATTGGAGTTCATTAGTATATATATATGTTTATTATCAATTGATTTTGTTATAACTGCGTTAACTCCATCAGTAATATTATGCCAAGTGCCGTCATAATACTCAAAAGTTATATTTAAGATGTTTGTATTATACGTTATTATTGAGTCAAACGACCTAGAAACCGATAGATCACGCTCGATCGACACTGAGTCTCCATCTGTGTTTTCACCGCTTGATATCCAACGGTTTTCCTTGTCACCAGTAAACGGTAACCAAGATTTTTCAGTATTACTAGACACACTTACACTGCCTCCAAAACTTTTTAAAGCCCAGTTAAAATCAAAACAAGTTATTCCTGTAAAAGTTGTACTCATTGAGCCTCCGTTGGAAACGGATTAGTTACGTTATACGCTATATTTTCCGATTGCATCGCTTGTAATTTTTCCGCTAATTCTTCTAAATTACCTATCAAAATTCCTTCTGTATGAAAATGACTTTCATTTATTATTGTACCTGTTTTATTATTTGTAGTATTCTGGGGAGAAGTAAGTGCTAATTTACCGCTCTTTAAAAAAGCTGATTCTTTTCTGGGTACAACTATCTCTCCAGCGTGCAACATAGCTGTATGATCTGATTGTATTTGATCCGTACCCATTGCGTAACTAATAGAACGTACTAATCCCGTTTGAATTATACCTTTAGCAGCTATTGCTGCAGCTATTCCTATATTTAATGGAAATGGAAAGTCACCTAAAGCTCTGGCAGCTCCTTTTGCAGTTGATACTATAGTAGATTTTTCAGCTATTCCTTTTTGAGCTAATGCTGCAACTTTGGTAATGCCTTCTCCTGCTTTAAAGTTACCTGCTAAACTTGTTAAATCTGCTTTCCTTAGACCATCTAACCCTTTATTTAATAAACCTTTCAGTTGTAATTTTCTAGTATCTCTAGCTTTTTCTCTCTCATCAAATTCTTTATTTATACTATCAGTTTCTTCTTTTGTCATTCTCAAAATTTCATTTTTACTAAGTCCTTCTTGTATCCAAAATTCTTTTTTAAATTCAAGTTCTTCAAGTTTTCGTTCCTTTTCTTTTTCCCATCCTTCAGTTACACGTTCTAATTCTTCTTCATCTTTTGCTTTCCTTATAGCTTTCAGATCTTCAGATGCTTTTATTTCTGCTTGACGAAGTTCTTCTTTTTGTTTTACAAACTTATCTAATTTCTTTTTAAATTCTTTATCTTCTTCTTCATCTTTTTTCTTTTTTTCTTCAGGAGTTGCAGGCTTAGCTGCGATACCTAGTTTTGCAGTTTCTGTAGCTATTTTCTTTTGTTTCTCTTGTTCTTCTTTCATTTTAGCAGTAGCCTCTGCAAATTGCTCTGCCAATGATTTAGGTAATCCTATTTCTTGTTTACCCATAGATTTCAAAACAAGATTAATAATCCGTACCCAACCCTCAACTGCTTTAGTTATTATAAAATCTATAACCTTAAAAACTCCTTTGAAAATCATCATCCAGCCTTCTGTAATAAGTCCTATTAGTTTTGCAATACCTTGAAGTGTAAGCTTTATTATAAGAAACCAACCCTCAAGTGATGACTTAACTATCCAACCTATTGCTTTGAATACAATAAAAAACAAAGACTTCCAACCATCTATTGCTGCCTTAATAACGAACCACGCACCTTTTAAAAAATCTAAAAATCCTTGAAAAGAACTTTTTAAAGTATCAACGACTTTTTGAGTTTTACCTTGAATATCAAACCAATTTTTATTCCAAGCAATAGCTAATAAAGCTGCAGCAGCAGCTATAGCTACGAACCAAACTACTATAGGAGATAGTAAAAAATTTGTTATTGCTAGTTTTGCGTTTACAAAATTTACAGATACACCTAAAGTTTGTAAAGCTTTAACGGCACTAATAGCTTGACCCGCTAGTATTAAAATTCCAGTACCAACAAGACCTACTGTGGCAACCACACCAGTAAGTCCTCCAACTAATAATGTAAGTCCTGCTACTATTCTTTTTATAGGTTCTGGAATTTGTTTTAGTACTTGAAGAAAGTCAGTTAGTAAAAGTAATGCTGGAGTAAGGAATTCTGCGAATATCCCACCGAAATCTATAGCTATTACTTTAATTTGACCTATAGCTACTTTAACTTGTCGGCTAAATGTTTCCATTTGTTTTGCATAAGCTTCGTTCAAACCAGTTCCATTTTTTATATCTTCATTAATAGAGTTTATAGTTTTATTTAAATTCTCTATTTCCTTACTACCTAATGCACCTACCGCAGTCAACGCTCTTATATTTGGTATCATCTCAGCTAAAGCATCAGGGTTCTCTTTTGCAGCTATTGCTAATTTCTTTAATACTTCTGTAAAATTAGCAGATTGTAAAGCGGATGCTCCAATAGGTATGTTGTACTTCTCCATAACTTTTCTAGCAGCCTCTGAAGGTTTTAAAAGCCCAGCTATTGCTCCCCGCAAAGCAGTAGTAGCCTCTTCCGTATTCAAACCTCCTAATGTTAGTTGCGACATTGTAGCAAGTAATGTTTTGAAACCTATCCCTGCTTGTTTCGCTATAGGAGCTACTTTACCTACATTTACCGCCAGTTCTGCCACTGTAGTTTTACCTGCTTTCTGAGCAGTAAAAAATGCATTAGCAACTTCAGTAGCCTCGGTAGTACCTTTTCCATAAGCATTTATAACAGAAGTTAATCCATCAACAGAAATACTTAAACTTGCAACTCCACCAATAGCTAATTTTTGTGCTATTTTGAAAGTCTCAATTGACTTTTCACTGGCACCTAAAGCAGATACGTTATCGAATAACGCTTTAGTAGTATCTTCAGTTGCGAAACCTAAAGCTATTGCATCTTTAGCTACACTCTCTAAGCCTTTACCGTACTTATTAACTTCTTCATTTGATAATAAAGTAAATACGTTTGTAAGTCCTTTTTCAAATTCTGCGAAGGCTCTAGTAGTACCAAATACTACTGCAGTTATAGCTGCGAACGCAATCGTGCCTGTGCGTGCGAGCCCTTCAAATCCTTTTTTTACAATATCTATTTTCTTTTCTAAAGCGTCTGTATCACCTAAAAATGTCAGTACTACTTTATTTTCGTTAGCCATATTATCTTATCCCGAACATATGATCTATATTTTTATGCACTTGCTTTTTTAAATTTTCCGTGTAAGTATATCCTACTAAATTATTATATACTTTCATATAATTTTGAAACCTCAAGTTGAACGTCTTCTTATCAGCGTGAACTAAATCATTTGCTACTTTTATATTTATAAGGTTACCTAAATGAGTGATTCTTAATTGCTCGGCAGCGTATTTGTTTCTATGGTAACCTAAAAAATAAATCTCTCTCAAACTATGACTCAAAATTCCCTTTATATCCCAGTTACACGCTGCTGAAACTTGACCTATGAATTCAATAAGTGTCAATTTTTTTTTTCATTATTACTTTTATCCTCCTGTTCTTTTGCTATAATTTCTGGAGGAGTTATGTCGTGACCTAATGCTTTAAGTCCTTTAGTTAAGTAGTCAGACATCTTAACTACTTCGTCAGTAGTTAGTTCATCAGAAAATGCATAAAAAGATTTTCGTTCTTTAACCTCCAAAGGAAGTCCTGCGTACAAGAGATGAGCTAAAACATATACTGCTTTTTCGGTATACATTTTTTGAATTTTAATTGGATCAATAGGTATTCCTTTTTCTTCTAAATACAATAAACTACCTACTGTGTACTTTAGTGTGTAGCTTTGACCTCCAAAATCTATAGGTAAATTTTTAAATAGTTGAGACAGTTTTTCACTTATAGATTCTTTGTTAATTACATTTACTTCTTCGTTTTTATTTTCCATTTTGATTTCCTTTTGGAAGGGAGAGTATAAAACCCTCCCTCCCTATTTTAATTAGCAACTTATGTCAGGATGCATTCTATAATAAGTATACAGACGATTATTGTTGCAGAAATCAACTAAAATTTCTCCAATCAAATTCCAATCCGCCCACTCATAAGAAACACCCTTTATAGGCATTGGTGAAGATATGAACAATCGATGAAAGTCTACATATACCAACGACCCATCGGATCGTTTAGGGTAAACACCCATCATACCTACTTCACGTATTTCTGAACCAGCACCTACTACAGTAATTGAATTTCCTGCGTTCGGTCCCCGAACATCCAAATACGCTACATCTCCTTCTGTCATACCTATTGTACCACTACCACCAGTGAATTCCAAACCTATATCAGCAACCACAGTAGGTGTAGACGCTACGATAGTGACTGCTTCGGCTATTTTACCTCCATCGGCAACGAATCCTTTTTCAGGACGTCCTGCGACGTAAATATCCACCACTGCAGGAGTAGATGTACCAACTATTGCTACTCTTCCAAATGGTGCATTAGCTTGGTTCGTTGAATCGATAGCTACGCTAGCTATTCCAGTAACTGCATCAAAGATACTAGTACCTTTTGAATTTGTAAGTGTACCTACATTACCTGACGCCTCTGCTGCATTATCAGTTTTTGATGCACCTTCAAATTCAGTAAGAGCGAATTCTGGAAACTCACGAAGTAACATATTCAACGGATTTTCTCTAGCCCCACTTTCGGCTCCAAAACTACCAGGAGCATTCCCGCCTTCCAATTTTTTAATTTCCCTTACAGGTTCATAATTAAATTCTTGGATAACCTGAAAAACTCCTAGAGGTTGGAACGTTACTCGGTCGTAAGGAATTGCGTAGTCAATTCCAAACAAACCGTTAACAGTTATTTGATTACTTGACATAACTTATCTCCTTTATTCAAACATAGAGGCTGTAAAATCACGCCCTTGTTTGATGATTGTTGGAATCTTCTCCCAAGGAGTTCCAGGTTTTAGGATAATTTCTTTAATATCCTTTCTGTGAAAAACTAAACCTTTTTTTAGAACTTTTCCAGAGAAGTCCTTTAGCGTTCGTACTCCATACACTTTGTTAACGGGACGCTGCAACTCCTGTTCACCCAATTCTGTTACTTTTGGTGTAGGTGATTTACCAAATCTGCTATACTGTTTAGCGTCTACTGCTTTTTTACTATTTAAAATAGACGCAGTAGATTCTTGTACTTCTTCTACACTAATTCCCTTCTTTTTGCTCATTTTATTTTTCTCCTTATGCGTAATTAAACGTTAGTTCTACTCCAGCTTGTACTCTTTGTATATCTTTTCTAGTAGAGACCAGAGGAGTTAAACTTTTCATTTCTATACCTAAATCCCTAGCCTCTTTTATATATACCTTTTCTAGCACAGTCATATACCTTAATCCCTTTATATACTCGGGTGAGTTATTACCGTAGTTATTTATCGTAAAAAATATTTCTGAAGAAAGTGTAACTTTTTTAGCTACTAATCCTTTTACAGATACTGATTCTATAGTAGGAAATAGTGTTATAAGTATAAAAATATTTGACTCTGGTACTTCATCCATATCAAAATATATATGGGTATTTATCTCTTCATCAGTAGCTAAGGGTATCTGTTCCAAAACTATAGAGTCGTTTTTTTGATTGTTCATCCAAATTATACATTTATTGAAATTATCAACTACTGACTCTTTTGAGTAAATTAAACAATCTTCTACGTCTCGTATTTGTTTCATAAAGTTCTCCGTACGTGGATGCCTGCTTGTGTCCAAAGTTTTACAAGTTCTTTTTCTATTCTTTGAATCCAACGTTTTTTATTTTTATCTACCCATCCTTTATTTATTATTTCACGTTTCGGTAAATTACCACGTCCTTCCTGATGATATGTAGCAATATCGCTTGCACTTCCAAAAGTAGCTATTTTATCTTTTATAACCTCTACATTTTCTGAGTCAGAAATTTCTGAAAAAGTATCACGAAGTACTCCAGTATTAAATAATGTAGGATATACAAATCCAAATTTTTCTAACTTTCTTTTTTTTGTGTTTGGTTTTAAGTCCTTCCAAAATCGCAGATTACCTGCTGTGTTTTCAAATATTGCTCCTGCTGTTTTACGAAAATCATCACCTACGTCTTTAAATGCTTTATTTAATCGCAAAAGTTTTTTATCTCCAAGTTTTTTAAAAAGCTCGGTTGATTTTCTATCAAATTTTAAAGCGAATCCAGCCATTAGTCGTTCACTCTCCCTGCGTGACCTAGATCTTCTTCCGAGAGATCCCTTAAGTCAAGATCAGCATCTCCAGATGCCACGTTTGTTTTTGATATACTATTAAATGCAGTTTCTCCATTCACTATTGATTCTAGTTCATCTTTTGCGTCTTTTATTAAATTTCTAGGTTTAGTAAGTCTATCTTCTGACTTTACTGTCCGTTCATTCCATCGCATATTATCTACTATTCCTGCTACCCACTTTGCGTGAATATCTACTACTCTTTTTAAATCATCCGCATCAGTAATAGGTACTTCACAAGCCAAACTTAATTTATCATTTATTCTTGGTTCTATTGCATTCAAATGAAATTGAACTTTTACAGATGTTACTCCAGCACCTGTAGCTGGAAAACTTAAATTTAAAAAATAATTTTTTACATCGTTAACCGTTGCGTACGCCATATTTACCTCAATCTTTTATTAAAATTAACTCAAAAAATGTAGAAATTTGAATAGCTGGTGTAGAATCAACCTGACCTGTTATAACTATATCAGTTCTGGGAGCTATTCTTTGTTTTGTCATAATAGGAGCACTAAATGCATTTTGATACAAATCCAATATTATTTTAGTTCTAAAAACGCAAGGCTCAGTAAATGGACTATTGTCTCTTGTTTTTAATTTAAATACTGCCTGTTTCCCTTGTCCAGTACTAGCCATTATACTTATTAAGTACGCACTTTTATCAGCAGGTACTGTGTACACTGCCATAAGTGTTTGACCAACTCCCGTTAATATTTTAGCCAGGACTACTTCATCTTCTACTGCAGTTATAGTTATGTCTCCAGCATTTGCAGGATCAGTAACGGGAGAAAGTTGCTCCCCACAAAAAGCAAAAGCACGATGAACTCTTAAAAACTTTTTAGTACTTAGAACTGGAGTTAAGCCATCCATCGGTATTTTTTCTTCAATTTCAAAATAGTCTTTATCCAGTCCTTGAATGGTGACTACTTGAACTCCTCCACCAGCTACAGCATCAGACGCATCAGTAGATACTACACTCAATAGTTTTTCACTAGTCAAAAAAGGATAGTCACCGCCTTGGTCCCAAATTACTTCTTCATCTATTCCAATACTTGGATTCCTACCGTACTTAAGTAGGTTACTGTAGTCGGTATTGATTTCTCTTGCGATATCCATAAAGAAATCATTTTGCACTATCCTAGGCTCTGCGTATTTTTCTGGTTTAACCATTTTAATATCCTTTTAGGGATGGAGAATTAGTACCCCACCCCTAAAAAATTACTTCCTTCCTTCCTTTGATTTGTGCTGATTTACCTTGTCCACCTTAGCTACATTATCTGACTTATCTACTTTATCTACTTCTTCCATAAAAGCTTTAGTCTTTTTAGCACTTAAAGTTTCTTGATAATTTCTAGAAGTAAATAAATAGAATTTCTTTTCACTACCTTTGACTTCTTCTATGTCACCACTTTTAATGCCTGACTTATTCAGTGTTTTAAAACCAGCCTTGCATAGTACTTTCATATGTATCTCCTTTTACTTTAGGGGAGATGTTTTTAAAGCATCTCCCCACTATTAACTTATGCGTTAACTATTTTTGCAGTCTTCCACCAAGCACCGTAACCTAATCCGTGACGATCGTAAAGACCCCAATTGAGCCTTTTTTTCTTCTTCCAATCGTCATCGGTTGGAGCAGGGTTGTCCAACTTCAGCATTTCTTCCATAGAAATTAGTACTGGTCTCATACCAGCACCGTCGTCGTTGGTATCAAAAATATACCAATCATTAGCGTCAGTAAACGGTCTTGTAACATACTTTAATCCTTTAAATATGTTATCTATATTTCCAACCGCAGTGGTGACCATAGTTTGTGTTTGTATCTGCAAGAAGATACCAGCAAGTTGAGATGGAACTACGCACATCAAACTACCCATACTTAAGTTTTTATTTAGTTTCTTTTTCTTTTCATTAGCAGTGTCTCCGCTAGGTACAAAATAGAAACCCTCAAGTGCACTGTACGCAGTTAACAAGTCGTCGTATACTTTTGCAAAAGTAACTCCTGTACCTGCTAACAGGTTGTCTTGAGATCCAGCAGCATCACTCCAATCGTGAGTATTGCTGTATAGCGTTTGACCATCAAAAGTTGTACCGTAAGTAGATGCGGCACCTGCTTCGATCCAAGCCAATGCTTCTTCAAACGGAAACTCTTTAGCCTCGTTCACCATAGATTTAATCTGCAACTCATATGGATTCAAAGCCATTAAGTTTTCAGATGCACCTGCTCTTTGAAAATCAGCTAAAGGTATTGATACACCATTCCCATACTCATAATTCTTCACAGAAAACTGAAAAGTATCTGCTGGGTTCTGGTACTCAATACCGTCAGTGATACGTTTCATTCCTTTCAAGAATTGAGATATCGGAAACGAAGTCTCTTTAGTATAACCACTAGGAAATGAAAAAGCTAGCATTTTTAATTCAGTTTCTAACTGTTGCCACTCCTTCATAAACTTAGTGGAGACTTTTATATTGAATTGGTCAATTAATTGATTTACTGATTTACCCATTTTAAGTTTCTCCTATATTTTCACAAAGATATCTGTACCAGCAACCCATTCAAATATCGTTCCAACCAGAATATCATTTGTAGTAGCTGCTGCGAGGTCGACCGCCCCGTTATCCGCAACGTAAACTTGTGTTAATCCATTTACGCCTGTTATTCTGGATAAAGAAGTTGCAGCGATCATTTGAAGTATCGCACCACTTCCTTTAGGTATAATACGTATTGTATTATCTCCATCAGCACCACCTGCTGCTTGCGTGAAGTCATCCCACGCAATACCTCCGAATCCTAAATCAGATGCAGAGTCAGTACCGACAGTATAGTAACCATCAGATGCGATGTTGATGTTCATACCTTGATAAATAGTCAATGCTCCAGCTGTCAACGGAACTTCTAACCAAGCAACTGGTGCACTGCCTTTTATTCTAAACTTTCTGTTAGCAGTTAATGCAGCCATTATTCACCCTCCTTTTTATTGTAAATCTTGCGAGCAGCGATTATGTCTTCTTTTTTCAAAGAAGAATCTGACTTCAGAACAGATTGTTCATTTTCTGTCAGTACATTATCGTCGCTTGAAGATTCACCAACTGCTTTGGTATGAAGAATTGCAGGTCTATCTTTAAAATAGTTTTCCAATTCTTCTGCAGTTTTGTGAGTAGCAAAGTCTTGTTTTTTAGTGCCATCACTTACTTTTCCGAGTTTAACTAAACGACTCCAAACCACTTCTTTTTCTGCTACAGACGTTTTTTCTTCAGAAGTAGCTATGCGTTTAGTCAAATCTTCAACCTGGACTTTGAGATTCACATTCTCATCTTTTGTCACGTTGACGCCTTCGATTTTTTCTTTTAAATTCTTTAGTTCCTCGGAGAGTTTTTTAGCGTTTTCAGCCTCAGTTTGTAAAGCTTTGACGTCAATATTATACTCTTCGGAGAGTTTAAGAATCATTGCATCTTTGTCCATTTTGTTCTCCTTTTTTATTTTTGAATTAGGTGGTTCGGATAACTTAACCGCACCTCCCCATTTTTGAAAAGGTCGGTTCGTCAAAGCTCCTCCAAGGAGGACGTTCTTAACCTTTTCACCTTTCTCAGTACTGTAACTATCTGGTGTGAACTCTGGAGAATAGTATTTAAACTCCTTTTCAGCAATTGCTTTTTTTGCTTTCGGAGTCCATTCTACTTTACCCCATAGTTGCGTGTCGTTCTCTTTAGTGTATAGAGATTTAAACCAGCCCGCTGCAGCTTTTGTACCATCGTCGTTGTCGTGCGTGTAGTCAATAGAAATATCTATGCCACGGACTTTGTTTTTAAAGTTTTTTATGTACTGCTGTAAATCTTCTTTTTCTAATTTAAAAGTTGGATGCAGAGCGTGATCGTAAGTTCCTACAGAAAGTATAGGTACATCAGATAGCTTTGAATTCACATTCCACTCATCAAATTTTATAGCGTAACTATGTTTCATAGGTTCTGAAAACTTTAAAGCTTTTTTATTAGCTTTTGTTAGGATGTCATCAGCTATTCCAAATGTTATAGCTTGTTGCGGAGTCATCCACACATCGCTTTTAAACATCACCTCTTTTAATTCTTCTTTAGAACGTCCTGTGTTTTTTGCAAGTACTTCTAGCATCCTTTCGTTAACTTTTCTTATCTGATCCATTTGATTTTCCATATCTCGGAAACCACCCCACGCCTCGGCAGATACTTCGTGAATCATTATCCTAGAATGCTCTCCTACATATCTACGATCTCCTGCTGAAAATAAAAGAGCACCCGCACTATCCGCATCACCCATAACTACCGTATTTATCTGACTCTGCACAATATTGAAACCATCAAGTATTGAATTAAGTGCTACAACACTACCTCCGTATGAGTTTATAATTACGTTTATAGGTTCTTGAGAAATCATATCTAGTCGTATCAATTCCTGCACTATACTTTTAGCCATATGTATTGTGAAATTTTCAAATAAAAATATATTTCTTCCTATGGATTTATCTTCTTCAGATATTAAAAACATAAATTCTTCGTCTATATTGTTTTTCATAAAGTTTTCTCCTTTTGAATTGATGGTGAAGGTATGTAATTATCGATTTTTACTTTAGCCTCATCGGAATATCTAGGCATTAAAAAGCTATTGCATCCGAAGTGTAGTGGAGTACGTACCCACGAATATGCAGCACCTCCAGGTGTGTAGTAATGCCCTTTACTTAGAACCTTGCATATATTTGTTTTTGGATTTAAATTAATAAATTCATACGCTACTATCACTGAACTTACTTCAGGTACTTTTCCAAAATCTAATTGTCCCACGTTCCATCCATCATTTACTACATTATCAGCTGCTGCACGTACTGTGTTTCCCGTTATGTACTTGTCAGACTTTGAACTAGCGGATGCGATCGCTTGAGCTGTAGATAACCCATCATCTATTTCATTTTGAACAGTAAATACTACTCTAGCTCTTAATTCAACTGTTTGTGATTCAATTATTGCATCTGTTTTGTTGATCACATACACCTGAAGTTCTGGAGTAAGTTTTTTAGGATCAAAATCTGGCATCTCTGCAAACTTCTTCGCACCCATATGTGGCTTTGCATCTTGCTTGGATGCTTGCCAACCGTTGTTAACTAAATACGCTAACTTTCTTTGCAAACCTATTATGTACTTATTTATTCCAGAAACCTGAACGTTTTTAAGTCCTCGCGTAGCTATTGTTCCTTTACTTAGTACATTTGCTACATCAGCTAATAACTTATCCTTCATCAGCACTAAATTAGCTTGCATATAAGAACGTAGGTTAGGTATTTCTTTTTTAATAAACTCCTGCCTGTTTTTCCAATACAATCTCTTCCTTTCTAAAACGGCAGCTTGTGTAGGTTCTGCAAACTTTATATTCCTACGAAATTGTTTATCTATTTCTTCACCACAACCACACTCAATATGGTTACGGCATCCCTGTCGGTATTCCCACGCAGCGTTGGTCATACTATTTTCCATATCTTCTTCCATACCTAGATCTTCGTCTTCTTGGAAAGGTATTTGTTTAGCAGTAGAGTTAGTGAATTCTTTATCTTGTTTATCTTTTTTCTCTGAACGTTCTTTTTTCTCTTCCAAGGTTAGTTCTGGTAAATCTGCTTTTGTACGTAAGAAGTCTTCATCTCTTTGTGTAAACTCAACCGCTCCTGCAGCTTTAAGTGCAATAGCATTATCTATAAGTTTTTGTACTGCCTCTCTATTTATATTCATACCAAATACCCTAGGGTACGATTCTTGCTTTCCAAAGTTATGAATAATAATAGTTTCTATTAACCTATTGAGAGGTTCCTGAATAAGTTCTACTATGTACTTCAAAGAATTAAGTAAAAGTTGTGATTGTGTATCACCTAATGAATAAGATCCACTTTTTCCTTGCATACCTAATTCTAAAAACTGAGCCAATACAGATTTAGACATTTGTACATTGTGTCTTTGTATTTTTATGTTTACTGAGGCAGCATTATATTTTCCTTCCACAATATCAAATTCATATATGTTTGGGAGCATAAAATAAGGACTCGCCATAGTACCCAAAGCCATAAGTGCTTCTTCTAGCGATTTGAAATCGGGATGTGCTTTGGATAATGATTTGGGGTACTTTACTATAGGAGTACCTAATGCCATTTTTCGTACCCCTACCGTATCTAGTAGTTCAGCCTCTTCTCTATTTATCCAATCTTTGTACGCACCACGTATCAAAGAAGTACCCCGCATATCGTTACCTTCTTGATCTAGAATAAAGAAAGTTAAAAACTCAAACGGTATATTAGTAGTATCGCCTTTTGATTTCTGTTGTTCCACGTACTGCTCATCTTGATTAATAGATACAACAGAAGATTGAGCTCGGAATTGTAAATCAGGAACCATATATATATTGTTACGCCACTCCCACTCACGCCACACTACTTCAAAAACTGAAAAACCGTACTGCAAAAAAGAAAGTATGGAGTTAAGCGTCTTTGTCCACGTAGGTTTCAAACCATCAATATTAAAAAAATAATCTTTTATAAATTCTTGATGAGTTGAGTGCTCAGGTTTATCTGAAGAAGATATTATCTCCCAGTCAGCAGAGCTTATAGGTGTTTTTATAGTACGAAGTAACATAGTTATTTGAGAATCACCAAGTGCCATTTTCTTATAGGTTCTTGTACCTTCTATACCTATTAACTTTGATTCTATTTCAGAAGTAATATCAAAACCTATTTCAGGTACTCCACTATCACCTACGGATACTGCGTGTGCTGCTTGTTTTTTTACTGTTTGTTCTTTTTTTATCATAACCATATTTATGTCCTTATACTATCAAATGCTCCAGTAGCTCCATCAAAAATACCTGCTTTTAGATGAGTACGTATCGCATAACGCATAGCATCCATAGCGTGATCATCTATTTTAATTGGTTCATCCATAGGTAAATTGTCTTTGTCTTTTTTCCATCTGTACCCTGTAATTTCAGAAACAATATTATCAGAGGATTTAAGTATGTGAAGTCTATAACTCTTTACCGTATCTATCCCTTTATTTACATCTTTATCAGATGCCATAGCATTAAATCCTGCATCACTTATCTCTTGAATACGATCAGGCTCTGCTGAATCACAATATATTTCTCTTGTGCGTTCGTTTGCAGGTATTAGTTCTTTTAGTTTTTCTATTATATCAGGAGTAGTTAAATGCCTTTCGTAAATCAGTTCTTGAATATAAACTAAATCATCGTGCACTGTAACTTTCACTAAAGAACTCGGTGCATTGAAACCAAAGTCCATACCATAAAAAACTTCTCCAGCAATAGGTATCTCATCAACAAATTCATAATTAGTATATACAACTGTCTTAGCAGTACCCCACTCACCTTTAGCAAATACTGCGTGTTGTTCTGGATCTGAATTCAAAAGTCCTTCCAAGGTATCTATATATTCTTGTGTTAAATGCGGGTTATCTTTGTAGGTAGAATGTATCACCTCTGATTCTGGTAGTAGAATAGCTCGCTTTGCAACCCAACTTGTGGACTCATCTGGATTTAAAGATAAAAATATTTGGTTCGGTCTATCCATTCCTACATTCCTTGCTGACTTTCTTGTTTTTAATAATATAAAATCAACCCAGCTAAATTCATTAGCCTCTTCCATCCATACAAAATTAAACTCGGTTGATTTCATCTTACTCGGATCGTCAATGGAGAAAAACTGAATACGACTTCTATTGAAAGGGTTTTCAATGTAGTTTAAAGACCTGTTGTGATCGCAAAATGAGTACAAACCATAATCCATTAGTAAGTCTATAACTAAACGCATTGCAGTCATACGTAATGCAGGCATTGTCTTACGACAGATACCTATTTCAATTTTTACTTTTGGTACACTAAAAAGAGCTATCATAAGTTGAGCTATAGAGTGCGATTTACTTGATCGTGCTCCTCCTACATTAATGATTACTTCTTTCTTACTAAGGTAGTTTCTTCTTAATACGTTTGTACCGTTTGCTTGTACAGTTGGTTGATTCATTTTTCTACACCTATATTAATATTAAATAACTTTCCAAAAAATTGTTTAAACCTATTTTTATGACGAACTTTTATCACTTTTTTAGGGTCTCTTAATGATTGATATTCCCCTGACATTTTAGTTAATTTACTGTTTAGATTTTTTCTTATTTTTCCGAGCATAATTTAACTGCCTCTAACTCGTTTGAAATATCCTTAATCCTAAATATTATATTTTGGTTTCCTGCTTGAACAGTAAATTTTTCACCTATTGTTCTTGTGGATAAAAACATAAGTATTTTTGCCCGCAGTTCTGCAGATATTTTATAAAATACTTGCTTTTTTTTAGTTTCATTTTCTTTAACTTCTTTTTTATTTATATTTTTTGTTTTTGTATTTGTCATTGTTTTCGTCTCCATTTTATTTATACATCTATTGCGTTTGTAAAATCAGCGTGAGTTTTTAGTAAGGTGTATGAACTCGCTAAACTAGATATTGCTTTATTTTCAAAAATAAAACTCTTTTGTTCTATAGGTTTTTTGTCTGCTATTCTATCAGTTTCTGAATTATAAAAACTAACTCTCATATATGTCTTTAAAGTCTCTACGAATTCTCCAGTATCTTCGTCTATAATTTCTTTTTTTACAATAGTATTAGCCTGCTCTATTTTTGCATAAACCGTCTTTGGTTCGCTTGAAATATTTAAAACATAATCCAATTGTAATGCCATATTTACTCTCCTTAAACTATTGCGGTGATTATACCGCCTGTTACTGTTACTGTCTTTCCGTCTACTGTTGTGAATGAACCGCTTACCCCATCTGTGCCGTTTACATTAAAAACACTATTGGCTCGTATTTTTCCGCCAACCTCAAGTTTCTCATTTGCAAAAGCAACATTTATGCCAACATTTTGATTTAGAAGTAAAAGTTTTGTTGGGCTTAAAACTATTTCACCTCCCACGCCAGCAGCCCCGCTTCGAATTGTTAAACTAGAAGTAGTATTTATCATTTCGGCTTCATTTGGTCTACTTGAGTGCGTTGAACCAAATCTTTGAAAATAAAAATTAGTTGCAGTGGAACCTGGATTTTCATTAAATGCGATTATTGCTCTTGAGGCAGAGCTTGCTGTTGAAAAAAGAAAGGCAGACAAACTGGATGCTGATGTTACTTCAAGGGGAACTACGGAATTAGGGGTAACACCGCCAATTCCGACATTACCTCTTCCAGTAATTCTTAAAGCTTCAGTATCCGCACCTAATTGGTTTACATAAAATATTGTATCTTTATCCTGTAATAAATTTCTAAAAATAGTGTCATTCGTATCGTGGTAAATTTCAAAGTCTAAACCAGTTCCAAAAATTGCCTTGTCATTATCTAAAAATTTAATGTCATTTGAATTTGTATCAAGGTCGCCACCGAGTTGAGGAGTAGTGTCTTCTACTATGTTTTTTAAATAACCCTCACTTGCGTGGTCTCCCCACCCATAAGCAGTATCCCAGTTTGTTATATCCCCGCTTGCAATTCCAAATGCAGGCGATGCAGTAAATACTGGATCAGTCTCAACGTAATTATCTATAAGTCCTTTCAAAACTCTACCTTGATTTGCAGATAATGCAGAAGTGATACTAGTACTTGTTAAGTTATCTATAACAGGTGTGATACTAGATACCTCTATATATGATGTAGTAGTATTGTCCCATACATATGTTCTATCGGTATCCAAAACTATATAAAGAACTCCTTCCTTACCGACTACTGGGAAATAAGAAATTGAATCATAAACATCTATATCTGATTTGATATTTATAGGTATCTTTATAGCCATAATACTACCATATTAAAATCCTTAAAGTACTAGTTTTTCCTGTTGCACATTTGTAAGCTAATTTAAATACAACCCCATCCAATATAATTCTATCTGTTATACCACTATTGTTTTCATCCAAAAGTACATTATACGTATCATTATCAGCTATATCTATTAATGCTGCGTCAGTATCAAATGCTATATATACTTGTTCACTACCTGTATTTACAAGTAAACAATGTTCAGCATATCTTTTATCAGCCTCAAAGTACAAAGCATTTATATCTATCTGACCTCCTATAGCACTGACCGCTACTGAAGGATAAGTCTTCATATACTTTAAACGACCTCCTGTGTCTGAAGTATAGAAAGCTGTATTCAAATTACTACTGTCTTCTGCACTCACTTATTTTTCCTTTTTATTTTATTTTTTACTTCTTCTTTAAAGTTAAATTGAACCACTGGTGCTTTATTCTCATTTAGTTTCATTTGATCAGGTACTTTACCTACAGTTCTTTGCAGTATAAACTCCAACTTGTTTTCCGCTCCCTGGAGTACACCAGTTCTAATTA